TCTGAATTCTTTTTTCTTATCTTTTAATTCATCATAAGAGAACCACCTTATTTTTTCCTTTTCTAAAAGACCATTATCCTTTTTATGTTTAACGTGAGGTAAATAACGAGAGAAAAACTCGTAATTATTCTTGTAATAGGTTGGTAGATTTTCATCAAAATCCATTTTAAATATAAATGTGGTATATTCCTTGAATTTAATAGTTACAATTTTATTTTTTTTTACTCGTTTTCTTAATTGTTCAGCAGAACCTAAGAATCCATTAATTTCCTCAGAACCTTCTCTCAAAGCCGTATCAAAATGTGTTTCTCCTGCCTCATGACCACCACCAAAGTCAGCCCATCCAGGCGTATCGTCTAATTCATTTTCCTTACCAAATAAAAAATAAACTTTATTATTTTTAATTGCTACGGGTAATATACCTCCTCCCATTATAGTAGGCGAATATTTTTAATTTTCTTTTTTAATTTTCTTTTTTAATTTTCTTTTTTAATTTTCTTTTTTAATTTTCTTTTTTAATTTTCTTTAATTAAGCATTTCCACAAACATTCTCAGTATACCATCTTCTAAGATCATTTTTAGTATCTGGTACTAGAATAGCATAACTATCAGAAGACCCTCCTACTTCTAAATCATTAAATCCGTCAGTACTTACACTCAGTTCTTCATCATAATACGAATTATTCGGATGAATCGTTGCATATTTATTAGGCAAATGTGTATTCAATTCACTAATAGACATGTATGTTGAATCTCCACTCTCAATATCCTCAAACGAATCTACATCATATTCTGTAGTTGAACGTGTCTGTGTTTTCATAAACATCTCATTATATACATCATTCAGCTTTTCTGACATACTGTTAATACGATTAACGCAATCACTCAGGTTAATATTGTGAGTGGTCTTATGTTGTCTAGATGTGGAAGAGCTATTGGGAAGAACAAGCCAATACCAAGGATCATCATATACCAACTTAGCCTCAATGGTTGGGTCTTCAATTCGATTTCTCAAGTTAATAGCAGCCGAATTACTATACCAGGTTGAAAAGTGGATAAATGCCATCTTATATGTGGTCCCATCGGTACCAGTTCGATATACAATGTCCATTTTTTTAACCTTACCAAGATCTAAATTTTTAAATGTACTAATAATCTTGCTATTGGGAATATTAGTAAAGATGCGTGGAATATATACGGAGAATTGAGACGAAGACATTTTAAATAAATACTATTTGAGTTTATATGTCATTCTTACATTTAAGTAATTAAACTTCAATTTTTTATTGAGTTAAAAATTGAAGTTTTTTTATGAGAAAGATTTCTTTTATAAATTAAATTTATAATGGATTTTAAATTCAATAAGAGGAAAACTGGAAAGGATAAGGCGAGAAAGACAAGAGAACTATACGGAGATCATAGTGCTAAGCATGTGAGAATTCAAGAACAATGTCAAGAGAACCATAAAAAAAATATTCAACAGTCGCGAATTGATAAAAATACTAACGATCCACTAGTGAATGGAGCCGAAAAGGGAAAGGAAAAAGGAAAGGAAAAAGGAAAGGGAAATATAAAAGAACGAAAATAATTACCAAAAAAATGAAGAAAAAGAAACATTCGAGTTTCCTATTCTGGTACTCGATCTTTTTTTATCAGCAACTGAACGAATTTCACTCGAAACTTCTTTAGAGATTTCAGTCACCATCGATCCTCTTTTTTCGGCACGAAGTGCACGCTGAATACGTTGTTGTTCAAACTTTTTATTTTGACATCTTTGTTCATATCGAACTTCACGAACTGTTTGTGTGTTAACTCCAGAAGACATTATAATTAATATTAACAATTTTGCTTTAAACTGATTTTATAAATATTTTTATTATTCCAATACTAAAATGCTACTAATAATTTAAGCTACATCAAACAAATATTTATCCTCCATACAAACATTCAAACATCAATGCACAAGACCAATCCATATTATTTAAATTTAATATTCTACCATACTCATCATATAACGTAATTTTCAATTTTTCAATATTGACAGGACCAAAATAATTACGACTTCTGTTAATTTGTGTAGAAAATCCATCATCTTCTCCGGTTTGATATGATCCATTTGTTTGCTGAATGGCAGCTAAATTAATTCTGGCTATTATATTTCTATTATTTATAGAATCACTATATGCGGAGATATAATAATTATTTACATTATTATTGTAATCATCTATGGCAACAAATATATATGATGGCCCCTTTATATAACATATTCCTTCTGAAATAATAGCAGGTGATATCGGCGATAACGTACTACTTATATATACATTTACTCTATATCCCAACATCCATCCTAAGAAAAAATATATATTTTCATTTACTGCGGGACTACCATCAGCATTTACAGCCCATACTAACTGATATTGTGTGGACGGTACGAGACTATTAGAAGCATCTATAGCAAATACACTTCTACCACTAGTGTGATCAACGGTATAAATCAAATTAAAACTATTGTCTAGAGACATGGGTGTTCCACTAATCATCTTATTACTAGGATTTTGAAGAGCCGCATTCATAACAGACTCAATGGAGGATGTTCCAGAAATACTAGTTAAATTGGTACTGTAATTTCCATCTGGAATGGTTACTGCCATTGAATTTGTATATGCATTACCACTTAAATCCCAGTTCAATAAAAAAATATTATTACCATTTGCTTTACTAATGGTATGATATGTTAGTGGCATTTCTATAGAAGCAAGTCTCATATTTATTACATTCTCAAAGCGATATGGTAAATCTATTTTCTGATCGCACGAACTTGTATTATAATAATTAGGTCTAAATCTAGAATCAATATTTAAAGCCTTCTTTATTGTTGTATATTTTATCGGATTTATAATTCCTGGAGGAGCACCACCAGTGTCAGCAACATTTAACCCGCTATTTGCTTTTAGTTCATACGCTTCCTTTCTTCTTTCCTCATTTTCAATAATAAAATGACCGTCAACTTCATTTACATAATTTTTTTGTTTTCCAAAGGTTGTGTTTTCAGCATTGTCTATTCCTGACTTATGAATACCAGTTGATACTATATTTATTAACCTAGATGATACATTATCTAAAAAACTGCTTATATTTTGTTTTGTGGAGATATTTAAAGACGGATCACTAGTCATTTTCTGTATCATATTTTTTTTCTGCGACATAATTTCATCGGTTTGGTATGGAAATGATAATGACAGTATATCCTCCAATTCTTTATCAGAATATTCCGTATGATTTAAATTTAATAAGTCCATATATAATGTAATAAGCTTTTTTTATATTATAATAAAAACTTAATACATGCAACACATTTTTTTTTGGTTCGTGGATTTTAATATATCTATACTATCCCTGTTATAATTCTGTATACCTTTACAATTTTCATTACTATTATCATTTATTCGTTCTAAAAACGAAACAAAGATTTTCTCTAAAGTGATAATATTGTCATTTTTGCAAGATATTTCATTATAAATCATATTTTTTCCTTCGCACAATTTTTCTATATCATATGATGATACATCTATAGGTACCTTATCTGATTTATTTCCTAATAATAATATAGGGTGCTCATGGTCACATTTGTTCTCAAATTCTAGTAACTTTATCCAGTTTTTTGTATTTTCAAAACTCAGATGGTCGGTTAAATCAAATACTAATATCACGCCAGCAAGTTCTCTAAAATAACTTCTAATCATTACTTTAAATTTTTCCTGTCCAGCAGTATCCCATAGACATACTTTAATATTTTTACCCCTTATATTTTTTATTAGACTGCAAAAATCGACACCAATGGTTGTTGCTGTTGTACACGATACTACATTATTCAGTTTATTAAATACAGAGGATTTTCCTACTTTTGAATCTCCCATTAACACGATTTTATATCTATATTCATAATTACAATAAATCATGTACTACAATATAGTATAATGCCTTTATTTTTTTGATTCAATACAATTACTGCCATTGTCGAGTAATTATTCTATTTATCTAAATTATTCTATTTATTTAAACTCTTCTTCTTACTGCCCCTAGGTTTCCTGCCTGACTAGATGCACCTACCATACCACGTGCTGCCCCTTTATTATAATAATGATTGTTGCTTTTTATAAACGTCATTGGTATATTTTCCAAATAGATATTTGATGAATTATAACTTCTACCATAACGTCTGAGTACAAATGGACTACTACCAGCAGATGAATTGTTTGTAAATACTAAACTACCAGACATATATATTTACCGCACATTATTTAATATACAATTTTTCTCGAGTGTTAATGTACTTCAAATCTTCCATTAACTCCGTCATTCCGAATAATACTATTCCAATTGTTATTAAAATACGTAATAAATATATAATTATCTTCGGCCACCTCATCCACATGAAACACGAGATGAATGAAAAATACTGTTTAAATTACCAATACCACCCATTCTAGTTTGTAAATTACTAGACGATTGAATTTGTGTTTGAGATCTCATAATAGGACCTACTGCACTTTGTTTATTTTTCCTATTTGGAAAAAACATACTAATTTGTTGTGGCATTATATAATAACACAACAAATTAAGAATTTAAATAAAACATAAGCAAGAACCTGGTCTATTCTGAGATCCAACAATACCAATTGATCTTGTCTTATTACCTTTTAATGCAGTTATATTTGCGGTTGTTGATTGTGTTCTTAAAGGACCCATTCCTTTTAATCTGGCTAAATATCTAGCATAACTTCCATGCTTTACATCAACACCTATTCCGCCCGGACTTTGAGAACCAGGACGTTCACGAGTAATAGAACGTTTGGTAGAATTTCCACGAGAAGGAACTATTAATATATTTGAAACTAATGAATTTGCAGGATGATTATTTGTAGGTTGAAATACAGTCAAACTTCCTAGATTCATAGTATATTCTGATGCTGAAACACGAACAGTATTCCATATTCTTTTTTGAGTAATGGTGGTTAGATCAGCAGGAGAACAAGTAGATTGTCCACAAATTAAATTATCAGAAGCATCATATGTACACTCATATTGACATCCACAACTTCTACACTGTGATATTCCAAATATAATTCCAGTATTACAATGACAAGTATTAGAATCAGACATTAATATATATTATA